CACACCGAGAGGTGTGCGCCAACGCAGTGCAATATCACCTATTCCCTTACCGGGAATATTCAATACCAAAGGAGCTGTTCTGTGTCCACAACGAAGAAGAGGAGCTTAGCGCCCCAGTATAAAAACCTGGGTCGTACGTTCTTCTATTTTGATCGTTATAACGGGTCGACATTCCTTGACAGGAATTGGAGACTCGATATGACGCTCCCTTCGTTCCCTGGAACGCAGTCTACTGCGTCCGAAGGCCATCCCTGGCATTCTCGGAATAAACCGAAAATGACCGAGGACATTGGAGGAGACTTCTTCACTACGAAGAGTTTCCTGACGACCGCCAAACCCCCTACAAACGAAGAGACTCTTGGAAAAGATGTCTCTCAGTACGTATGGGATAGCGCGCCGCCACCTCACCCGAGTGGGCAAATCTGGAACCATCATAAGTTCCAGGGTATGCTCCTTCCGGTGAACCCCAGTGGAGCCGGTATCGGCTTTCCACCATCTGGTCACAGCAGTGATGCTGTGCTAGATGTGAAAGGCGCTACCGCGATATCACGTTGTCAGCCAACTAATTCATTGGCTAACCTATCCACCTTCATAGGTGAGCTTATCAAGGATGGACTTCCGTCCATGCCTGGTATTGCTACCTGGGAGGGGAAACTCAAAGCTGCAGTACTTGCTGGCGATGAGTTTCTGAACGTAGTGTTCGGATGGTCACCTTTAGTTGCCGACATAAAGTCGACAGCTAAAGCCATTCATCACGCAAATACTGTTATAAAACAGTTTGAGCGTGATTCTGGCAAAGTGGTGAGACGTAGATATCACTTCGACACAGAAAAATCCGAGGATACTCAGAAATGGGTTTCGAATACCCGCCCTTATTATGGGGCCGGTAGTACGATCCTAGATCAGTTCCTCGGGACATGGGATGTGTATCGTACTCGTAAAACAGTACGGTCGACATGGTTCTCTGGTGCCTTTACTTACCATCTCCCTAAGGGGTATAATTCCCGTAAGGCGATGGATCGTGCTGGCACTGAGGCCAAGCGAGTCTTCGGACTCGAGTTGACGCCAGAAGTACTCTGGAATCTCACCCCATGGAGCTGGGCCATTGACTGGGTTACCAACGCTGGAGACGTTCTTGCGAACGTCTCGGCTTGGGAACAGTATGGTCTGGTCATGAAATATGGGTACGTCATGGAAACTACTACCGTGACTGATACCTATATGGCTGTACAGACGGCGCCCGGTTCTGATGGGCGTACGCTGTATTGCGAACCGATGCATATGGTCACCGTGACCAAAAAGCGTCGGCGAGCAAACCCCTTTGGTTTTGGCGTATCGTGGGACGGTTTATCCGCCTTACAACAAGCCATCCTAGCTGCTTTGGGTTTATCCCGAAGCAGATAGGCAATGCATATTGCATTGCTGCAAACCACCAGATACTCAAATTGAGTATCTAGACAGGAGTAGTGCCTATGTCCTATACCGATCCCCAGTCTGTCACCATTTCTGGTTCGACGATTGCTTTGCCCCGGGTTTCCTCGGGTCAGAACACATCGAAGTATCAGAGTGCTGACGGCCTGGTTGACCTCGTTGCGTCCCACACCTACGGGCGTCGGACGCGTCGAGTTCTCAGGCTCGATCACTCTAAGATCACAGCTGATCCGTTTATTCCGGCTCAGAACCGAAAAGTGTCGATGAGTAACTACATCGTCTTTGACGTTCCTGATGTCGGATATTCGGCAGCTGAGGCTCTTGCTGTTTACACGGGTTTTAAGACCGCGTTCACAGCTACGAGTGATGCTCTCATCACCAAGCTTCTTGGTGGCGAATCGTAGTGAATGTAGATCGGGTGATTGATTACCTGATCTGCGTTGGCCTCTGCATCGTCATTATGTGCGGTGCAGTGGCCACTTACTACGTTATCGAGATTAGCAGCCGGATTTTTACCGACTGCTATATCTGAGAGCGTATTATGGCCTTAGGCTATGGAAAGACCACCTCTATTTAAGGAGGGGCTTTGAAAAGCCTAATGCTACTCTGGCAGAAAATGGCCGAAGAATCGGCCATTAGGTGTTGCACTAGCGCCACTCGTGACTATAACTACGTCATGAGTCGGTACAAAAACGAAGGGTTTTCGTTTATGACGATCACCCTACCGTCTTTTGGAAAAGATACCGAAAAGTGTCTTGACCAAGAGAAGGTAACTCGCAACCTGTTTCAGGGTTTTCCCTGGCAGGCAGGTCTCCCCCGATTTCTCGGAGGTTTCCTCGAGCTCGTTTTTGATCGAGCTAGTGGTACGTTGCTCGATGAACCGAACATTGATGCAATTCTTGCTATCCGTCAACTAACGTTGATGTTTAACAAGATTTCTCTTGAGAGCAGTGATGCTCGTAAGAGAAAAGCAATGCAAGGTTACATCGAGTGTGAGCAGGAGGTTCGGGTTTCAGATGCTAGTATCTCAGATCAGCAATGGTCTGATTTACATCGCATTGGGAACCTGCTTTATGCATCAGCGTTTTCCAAAGTAGACAAGTCTGTCTATGATGGAACTTTGATGCCCAAGCACGGTCCAGGTTCTACTGCTGATGGATTGCGTGGAAACGCAAAATATCGACAGGTTACCTGGCCCGCTCGCCTACAGAAGTATTTCCCCGTTGGGGACTTTCTTCTGCCAAACTATCGTTATTACGATCGTTTGGAGACGGTGAACCTCCTCGAACCTGAGGCAGAGATACCCGTTAAGGTTATCACTGTCCCTAAAACGCTAAAAACACCGCGGATTATCGCCATGGAGCCTACTGCAGTTCAATACTGTCAGCAGGCTTTAGCCGATTCTCTGTTATCTGCCTTTAAGGAGGATGACAACCTCCGGCAGATGCTCGGTTTCAAGGACCAACCCGTTAATCAACGGATGGCCCGCGAAGGCTCCCTTTCTAGGAAGCTCGCTACGCTCGATTTGAGCGAAGCGTCCGATCGTGTTTCTAATCAGCATGTAAGGACGATAGTATCGAACTTCCCCCATTTGCATGGGGCGCTCGATGCAACTCGTTCCCGACGGGCTGATGTACCTGGTCATGGCGTTATACGTCTGGCCAAGTACGCGTCTATGGGTTCAGCTCTCTGTTTTCCGATCGAGGCCATGGTATTCCTATCCATGATCTTTCTCGGAATTGAAAGAGAGCTCAACGGCCACTTGACACGGAAAGATGTAAAGTCCTTCCGTGGTCGGGTGCGTGTCTACGGGGATGATATTATTATCCCTGTGGACTATGTGCAATCCGTGATCGCGGTTCTCGAATCTTTTGGGATTCGAGTAAACCGTGGCAAGTCATTCTGGAACGGTAAGTTCCGGGAGTCTTGCGGCGGAGAATACTATGACGGCCACGATGTTAGTATTACTCGTGTCCGAATGGTATTCCCTGTCTCACGGACTGATGCGTCCGAGGTTATTTCGCTCATTTCCTTTCGTAATCAGCTCTATTGGGCTGGTTACTGGGAAACGTGTCGATGGCTCGATGAGAAAATCCAGAAAGTAATAAAATACTATCCGGTAGTTCTCCCGAGTTCCTCGGTCCTTGGTCGTGAGTCCGTTCTGGGCTTCGAAACCCAGTGGGCTCACGAGGACCTGCATATCCCCCTTGTCAAGGGATACGTGGTCCGCGCTCCGCTTCCTCAAGATATTCTTGAGGGACCGGACGCCCTCCTCAAG